GAATTGTTCGGTTACTCCCCAGCATTCAAATGTTACGGTTTTGATTCCGTCACGAGTTTTGAAACGCTCACCGTTGTCGGCAGTTTCATAGTTCGGGTCTGCTTCCGTATGCGTTACGTTACGCAAGTTGTTAAACGGATAAAGACGTTTTGATGGGTCAGGGTTGTTGATTGCGTCCAACAAGTCATCTGCTAAAGTAGCACTTGTTAAATCGAATCCGTTACGAGAACCATCGCTTGCCAAAATTGGCATTAAAAATACTCCAGAGGTTACTCCGAAGGGTTTGACGTTTGGAAAGCCTGTGTTTCCAATTTGTCCATTGCAGTTACATCCAGCAATTCCAGCCATTTTACTTAATTTTAAGTGTTAATAATAATTCAAAATTAGCAATTTTCGCAATATCGTGCGTAAATTTCTAAATTCACATCGAATTCAACCGCGCTGAGTGTTGAATCAAATATCTGTTTTTCAATACCATTTTGACTTTCCGTTCCGAATTTCGGGAAGTCCCTAGTGGTAAATGAATTAAATCCTTTAAAGTATGTCGCGTTTCGAATGATTGTTTTTTGGAATTCATCCATTAAAGCATAAAGCGGTTTCACGGCTTCATCTTGACGATCAATGTTGAGCATATTCCAATCCGACCAATGAATAAACCAAAGTTTACATTGTGAAGTTCTTGTACTTCGTTGCTCGAATCCGTTCGTGATTTCATCCGTTGGTGATACCAACCAAATAAATGGTAGCTTTGAACGCTCGCTATTTATTCCGTCATCATTCAAATACTTCGACCATTCATATTTGGTATTCGATAAAGTGCCATTGAAAAACAACGGTCTCTTGATCGTTACTAATGTTTGATAGTTGATTGATTCATCGCCAACGGTAAAGGTAACTTGGTTTCCATCAATTGATTTGGCCTGAAGCTCTACACCATTTACATAAACGAATTCGTAAAGTTTAATCCATTTCACATCGCAAAATGTGACGCTTTGTTCGTCGTCAACAACGGCAGAAAAAGACAAAACGCGCAAAGTATTATCAAGTTTATTGATAATCTCCTGCTCGATTATTTCAGATATTAGCCTCATGCGTACCAAATAGAATCTAATTCCACACCTCTATACTCGGGGTAAATGTCTTTGTTATGCTCTAAGAATCGTTGCAAAATTACGGAGCTTTTTACCGCTTGATTGAATAACACGATTGTATTCGTGTAGTTATCGTTGGCAATGCTTCCAGCTTCAACACTTGGCTTAATTTGTCCAATGCTTGTTGATATTTGTAATTGCTCACGTGAATAATGAACGTAAACAAGTGCGCTTAGAATGTCGGTTAGTCCTGTACAAAAATAAGAGCGAGCGCATCCGTTGTATTCAACTTCAAATGCAAACTCGCTCTTAATGTCCTCGAATCTAGCGACTGAATCGTCATCATAGAATAAATCGGCTAATTCTTTGCCGAATAGCTGGTACAAATACTTTTTTTCATACAGGTGAATATATTGCTCAATTAAGGCAGTTCCGTTCTTAAACGCCACTGAAAGTTGGTAACGATTAACAAATGATTCAACTGATAAAAAATAAGTAGGTGCTGGCATATTTATTCAATTACGATTTCTTCTTTTGATTCTGTTTCAGGTGCTTCCGGTGCTTGCGCTTCTTCTGGTGTTTCTAGCTCATCCGCTTTTTTTCCTTTTGCTTTTGATTTAGAACCGCCTTCGATTGCTTTACCTTCTTTGATTAAGTCTTGAGCCGTTTGCTCTGATACCTCAATCGATTGTCCTGCTTTCTCTTTCGAGAATTTTTCTGTAAGTGTAATTTTCATAACGTAGCTTTTTACGCCACAAACCCCGACAAACCGCGTAGGTTAATGTCGGGGCAAATGTGGTTAGTTACTACTAAACCGCAGTAATCAATGTGATTGCGTCAGCCATAACACCTTTCACTAATACTTGCGTATCGTTTGCAGATACGAATTGTACTAACGCTTGCTCGGCAAGGATTGTACGTAAGTTTTTAGAGAAGTCGTCATTTTCTTGACCGATATTCAACGAAAGACCTTCGCGGAAACGAACGTTAATCACTGATAAATCACCACCTACGAAATCGTAAGCCGTACCAACTAAAGCGATTTCAGGGATCAATTGCATTCCTGCAACTTGCGTACCGTCTGCGCTTCTAAATGGTGGGATTTGGTAAATACCGTCAACTGATTTTTGCATGTCCATTGTAGCCAAAATGTCTGGATTAACGAATACTGCTGTTGCCGTTCCGTATGCTTTTTGCACTTGTAAAGCTAAAGCACGGAAAACGTCTGCGTAAGCCGGTTGTGCGGTTGTGATACCACCACCCGTGAACGCTGAAGCGTAGTCAAACAAACCATTGATTAAAGTTCCGTCACCTGCGAATAACTCGTCAACCGTTGCAACTTCAATGCGACGAATCAAGTTAGCTTGTAAGTAAGAAACCAATTGTGGTAAGTCGCGTAACATTTCTGTTGTTACTTTGCAAGTAACCGCGATTTTGTTCACTTTCGCTTCTTTCTCTTTGTACTGAACAGAGATTTTTGTTTTCGCTGCACCTTCAGCAATGAAGATAGGCAAGCCTTGCTCGTTGTATTCTTCAACCCACATCGCAACGCGGTTGTTGATTGTTCCAACTGAAACAAGACCTAAGTAGCGAGATACACGAGAACGAATTGGTGAAATGATACCTGTAAAGGCAGTCAATAACCAATGTGACTCACTTGCACCACCTAAGATAGTGTTTCCTTCACTTACCGTTACAGCGTCTTTTACAACGATGTTTACGTTAGCTCCTTTAGTCATCAAAGACGCTTCAAGTTCTTCTTTACTCGTTTCAAACGCACCCATCAAGGCATCTTTGAATGATTTAAAAGATTTCTCGTTTCCTTTCGGAGTTTCTTTCAAAGACGCGATTTGCGCTTCGATTTCCGTGATTGCAGTTTTCATTGCATCAAGGTTAGTTTCGTTTTTCAACGCTTCGATGGAAGCATTAATTGCCTCAACATCACTTTTACTTGCAAAGCCTTTCTCGTCCAATTTTGTCTCTAAGGCTTTGATTACTTCTTCTGTTGTCATTTTTTCTGATTTAGAAGTTTTCAATTATTTTGTTCCAATCCAAGGCAGGAACTTCGACCTTTTGAGTGTCCTTAGACGGCTCGTGTGATTTAGAAGTGTCATCGTTGACGGCTTCTTTGCGAACTCCGCATGTCTTACAAAGCGCATCGCCATTATCTGCGGATAGATTTGGCGTGTCTTGTTGACAAATTTCGCAATAACTTTTATCAGTTAACTCAGTGATTGACATCACTGGAGTGATTGTATTAGATCCCTTTACAACGGCGCTACCTTCGATAACTTTCGCTTCGGTAACCGCCCAAAAATAACCGCGCATGTCCGCAACTTCTTTGTTTGCTACTTGTGGGTAGTATTTATCCCAGTTCGCTTTTTCGCTTGCGTAGCTTGGTTCGTTTGTATCAACACATAAGAACAATTTAACGTAACGCATACCAACCGAGTGATTTAACACGTACCCGTTCTTGTATTGCTCGAACATAAAAGGATTGCGTTTCGAGTCGATTGTTACGTCAAAAGTCAACGCTTGCGTACTACCTTCGTAAGTTGCGCCAAGTTTCGACCAAGCGATTTGTTTTGTGCTTGCAACGAATTCGTTGTTGATTGAATCCGCGATCACGTACTCGAATTCCATTTCATGCTCCTGCAACAAATGAAGCATTTTCGTTTCAGAAAGTGATTTTTTCCAAAGACCTGGTATGTGACAATCCATGTGTGAATCAATCACATTTGTGGTGTTTATACACAATGAAAGTTTTAATTTCCCGACTTGGAATGAATCAGTGCCTTCCTCTTTTGTAATTTCCACTTTATTATTTACTTCGCCATATGAAGCAAAAATAACATCACCGTGCTTGATTGCACTGGTTTTTTTAGCCAACAAAAGCTCTTTGTTTGCTAGAATGTGCTTGATGTTTTCCTCTCTTGTCATTTCTTTACAATTTCGTTAGATGACTTAACAATCGTTTTAATTTGCTTGATGGCTTCAATTTCTTTGGGTGTTAATTTACTCATCTTAAAAGTATTTGAATCAAAATTAATCTAAATTTGTGAATATTATTAAAAAATTTGGAAATGGATATTATTCAGAAATTTTTCTCCGCACTTGGATGGGGTAACTCAAATTACTACACAACTCAACAAATTGGAAGCGTAGCACCTCAATGGGTCAACACCTCAAACAAATGGAACTTGTACAATACCATTCCAGAACTCAACGCCGTAATTAACCGATATGCCGACATGGTGGCAAGTGCCAATCCAATCGTGAAGGACAAGAAAGGAAACGTTGTTGAATCGAACGCAAATAATATCTTTCGATTGATTGACCGACCAAATGCGATGCAAACGTGGGGCAAAATGATGAAGATGATCGCGATTAATCAATGCGTGACAAACAACGTTTTAGTGTATGCGCCAAATGGATCGTTCGGTAAATTGCAACTTTTACCTTTGGCATTCAACAACGTGAAAATCGTACCTACCGGAAAGAATTTGATTTCAGTTGACTTAGGGAGCTTCATCGAGAAATTCCAAATACCAACGTCACGAATTGACGATTACAAAGACTTCATGCCGGATGAAGTGATTTACATTTCAGAAATTGACGGTATCAATTTATTCGACTCAAAGTCAAAGATTGACGCTTTGAAAATGCCGTTGTCAAACTTGGAAAAGCAATATGTAAAGAGAAACGTTTTACTTGTGAATATGTTTTCACTTGGTATTTTATCCGGAAATAACTCGGACGGTATTTCCGCTATGCCTATCGAATCAGAAGATATTGAAAAGATACGCAAGGATATGAAGAAACGTAACGAAGGTGAAGTGATTATAAGCGACAAGCCTTTGAAGTTCGACCCTATGACATTCCCAGTGAAGGACTTGATGTTGTTTGAAGAAATGAACGCGGACAAATTGGCAATCATTGACGCATACGGATTGAATCAACACATGTTCGGACAAGGTGAAGGCGGTAAAGGATCTACATTCTCCAACGTGGAAATGGGTGAACGTCAAGCGTACAACTCGACAATCATTCCTGCAACTGAAATTTTGTACGATGAGATCACAAAACAAATCGGACTTGATAAAGATGGTTTGTATTTAGTTCCGGACTTCACACACATTTCGGTTCTGAAATCAGACGAAACGAAATCATCTGAATCGCTATTGAAACGAGCAACGGCAGTTGAGAAAATCACTACAATTTTGCCAACAATCAGCGAGGAGGAAAAACGCAAGTTGTTAGGAATCTAATTTCGGGAGCATCGATTGAACAAATAGCGCGAAGCCTGTAACGGCGTCCGGTGCATCGTCATTCTTGTTTTTACCTTCTTTTTGGTAGTTTTTCAAGTTGTGAATGAATTGACCGTATTCACCAATTTGACCTTCCAAGAATCTAAAACGTCTTAGCGCATAACTTGAATTCATTATAATTCTAGTCTCTTTGTTTTGGTTATTGATTACAGGAAGCAACTTCGTTTTAGTTTGCGCTCGCAACATCTTGATGAATATCGCACCCATCCCGTTGGTCTCAACACGTGAATAGCTCACTTTGTTGTCGTTCAACACCATTGCACAACGTGGAATCGTTACGTCAACATTTGCCTTTGTGAACACTACATCGGTTATAAACACATCTTTGTTCACAACGTGACCGACTACCATACACAAGAAATCGCCTCCTTCGTCTGCAACGTCAATGTATGCGAATGCGCCTTCGCTATGTTTTTTAACCGCTTCAATGTCTTTGAAGTAGCGTAAATCTTCAAACAAACGCCCTTTGATGTCAACAGGTGTTTGCATGTATTCGGCTTGCCAAATCTCCTCGCGCGTCTTTTCCTTTTTCAACAAATACTCCTTCGTTGTCATTACGCTTTCACAAAATGAACGAAGCTCGTTGTCAACTTCAATAAGTGCGGGTACAATGATTTGTTTGTCGTAATATCCTTGCTCGGCATTCTTTCCGATAATATCATCACGCGTCCACCTGGTACCAATATCAATCTCGGCGCATCCTGTTTCTTTACGTGAATCGTGCGTGGCTTCTTTCCATGAATGTGTTTTTTCGCGTATCGTTTCCGACATTGCATCTTCCATTGAACGAAAAAGGTCATCCGTGATTGCGAGCTTTGACGCACCGAATCCGATAATCGTACCACCAACCCCTTGACCGAAATAACCTACTTGTTTCGATTGATTTGTGTTCCATCCGCTTACACTGGCTTTATCTTTTGATAGTGTAACGTGTGGAAATACCTTTGCAAACTTTTCACTCTTTACAACGTCCCTTGCATCGTATGAAAGTTTTTCGGCTAATCGAGCGGAACACGTATTTCGCATGACGCTTTCCTCTGGGTATTTACCAAGAATCCAAGCACAAAAAAGAGTCGTTATGTACGATTTTCCTGCACGTGGTGGTAACGATACCGAAAGCGTTTTGATGTCGCCATCGGCAACTTCTTGGAACGCTTGCGCGATTTCTTTCAAGAATGGACGCGCCTTGAAAAAGTCGTAATTGTAGTAATAGCAAAAAAGTACGAAATTGTCTTTTGCTCCAAGTCTTAATATTTCCTCGATTTCATTATAACTTGTCTGCAATTTGTTGGATTATTTCGGTAGGTATGTGTTGAGCAACCTGGTTCAATTTTTCGTGATCGCTAGTGATGTCAATTTTATCACCGTACTTTTTCGGTTGCATTTTGGAAAGCATCCATTTGCGTGTGTCAATTTGCAATTTATTTCGGTGAATTACATTGTGGTCCACACGTTTGTTTCCGTCAGCATCAATGTAAACGTCTTCGCCTTGTTTGTCGGCTAACTCCTTGATTTCGTCAAAAATTAAGTCTGCACGTTTAGAACATGCACGCGCGTATTGTTTCGAATTTAATTCGTCAGAATCCAGCCATTTTTCAAACAAATCGGGGTGAACTCCTAGCCTTTCTCTTGCCTTTCTTTCACTAAGTCCTTCGTATTCAATTAATTGCAATACTTTGAAAAAGTTTTCAGGTG